TTAACCTCAAGCTTAAGGCTAGGGCTATGCGCTCTATTATTAAGGCTGCTACTGAGGATGAGAAGCTTTCCTTCCAAGCTATGAAGTACCTCGCTGATAACGAGTACCTTGACAAAGCTGGTAAGCGTGGTAGGCCCAGCAAAGATGAGATCAATGCTGAACTCCGTAGAGAAGTAGAAAGCAGTAAGAATTTTAAGGATGACGCTGAGAGAATTGGTCTGAAGCTCCAATAGTATGGCAAACCTTGATGACATCAGAGAAGCTGCTGAACAGGATCTAATTACTTTTATTAGACTTGTTGCACCGCAGCGTGTTCTTGGATCTGTTCACGAAGAACTCTGCCGTTGGTGGAACCGTGAGGATAGCAAGACCCATCAGCTTACTCTTTTTCCTAGAGATCATGGTAAGTCTGCCCTTGTTGCCTACCGTGTAGCTTGGGAATTAACCCGAGATCCTACTTTAAGGGTACTGTACATCTCTGCTACCTCTAACCTAGCCCAGAAGCAGCTATCCTTTATCAAAGCTATCTTTACTTCGGACATCCATAGGCGGTACTGGCCTGATTATGTCCACTATGACGAAGGTAAAAGAGAGAAGTGGACTATGACTGAGATCAGTCTTGACCATCCTAAGAGAAAAGCTGAGTCAGTCCGTGATCCCAGCATCTTTACTGGTGGTCTTACGACCTCGCTTACTGGTTTGCACTGTGACATTGCTGTTCTGGATGACGTTGTAGTCTATGAGAATGCGTATACCCAAGAAGGTAGAGACAAAGTTAAGTCTCAGTATTCTCTTTTGTCTTCTATTGAGGGCGCTAACGCTAGAGAATGGGTGGTGGGTACCCGGTACCACCCCAAGGATCTATATTCAGAACTCCTCAGCATGGAGGAGGACATCTACAATAGTTCCGGAGAGATCATAGGAGCAGAACCCATCTATGAAACCTTCGAAAGGGCTGTAGAAAATATCGGTGATGGTACTGGAGAGTTCCTCTGGCCCCGTCAGGTAAGGCACGATGGTAAAGCATTCGGCTTTGACATCCAGATCCTAGCTAAGAAAAGGGCGCAGTACTTAGATAAGACCCAGTTCAGATCTCAGTACTATAATGATCCTAACGATCCTGATAACCGTCCTATTGACTATGATAAATTTCAGTATTTCCAAAAAGAATACTTGACAAACACACATGGTTCATGGTATTATAAGGAAAGAAAGTTAAACGTCTTTGCTGCTGTAGACTTTGCGTACAGCTTAAGAAGACAGGCCGACTATACAGCAATTGTTGTTGTTGGTGTAGACCATGAAAATAATATTTATGTTCTTGATATCGACCGATTCAGAACAGATAAGATTTCAGAGTATTTTAGGCACATCCTTGAACTGCTTAATAAGTGGAGTTTTAAGAAGCTTAGGGCTGAAGTAACTGCTGCACAGTCAGCGATTGTACAGGAACTAAAAGAGAGTTACATTAAGCCTCATGGTTTGAATCTAAAGGTTGAAGAGCATAGACCTACTCGACATTCTGGTTCTAAAGAAGAGAGAATGTCAGCTATCCTTGAACCTCGCTATGACAATATGTCCATCTACCATTATCGTGGGGGTAACTGCCAGTTGCTAGAAGAAGAACTGATTAGTAGAAACCCACCGCATGATGACATTAAAGATGCATTGTCCTCAGCTATTGAGATTTCTGTAAAACCTTCGTCTAATAACATGAATAGAAGATCTAACTCTTCAAACATTGTTTACTCTAAGAGATTTGGTGGAATAAGTCATGGCTGGTAATACTATTGATATGTCACTTATTATCAGCCCAGATAATATTGCGACTGAGATTGCCGATAGATGGAGACTCTGGAACCAACAGCGAGTTGGTAAGCTTGAGGAATGGAAAGAGCTTAGGAACTATCTTTTTGCTACCGATACTAAGAGTACATCTAATTCCACTCTCCCTTGGAAGAACAGCACTACAGTTCCCAAGCTGACGCAGATTAGAGATAACCTACACGCTAATTATATGTCTGCGTTGTTCCCCCAGAATAGGTGGATGCGCTGGATGGCTGACGATAAAGCCAGCAATGATAAGATCAAGCGTGAGATTATCCAGTCTTATATGGAAAATAAGATCAGACAGTCTGACTTTGAAGTTGTAATGTCTAAGCTTGTTCTTGACTTCATCGACTATGGTAACTGCTTTGCTACAGTAGACTACGAGACTAATTATACCGAGATGGAGAACGGTGAGATTATCCCGGCTTATATCGGTCCTAAGGTAGTCCGTATCTCTCCTTACGATATTGTCTTTAATCCTGTCGCTTCTGAGTTTAAGAAGTCTCCTAAGATTATTCGCTCTCTTCTTACTCTTGGTGAAGTTAAGAAGATGGTGGATGAGAATCCTGAAAAGGAATATATGGCTAGGGTCTTCGATAAAATGATCGGGACAAGGAACGCTATTCAGGGTTACTCTGATTCGGATCTACACAAGAATGATGGCTTTATTGTAGATGGCTTTGGTTCGATTAGAGAGTACTACGAGTCTGACTATGTAGAGATCCTGACATTCTACGGTGATATCTACGATAAGGCTACGAATACTTTCCTGAAGAATAGAATCATTAAGGTTGTTGATAGATCTTATATTCTTCATGATGTTCCTAATCCTTCTTGGCTTGGGTCTTCTCCTATCTTCCACGTAGGCTGGAGAGAAAGACCGGATAACCTGTACTCAATGGGTCCACTCGACAACCTTGTTGGTATGCAGTACCGTATCGACCATCTTGAGAACCTTCGTGCTGATGTCTTCGACCAGATTGCTTTCCCTGTCCTGAAGATTAAGGGTGATGTCGAAGACTTTGACTTCCAGCCGGGAACAAGAATCTACTGTGGAGATGAAGGAGATGTCTCTTATCTTACTCCTGATGCTTCTGCACTAGCAGCCGATAACCAGATCATGATGCTTGAGTCTAGGATGGAGCAGCTTGCTGGTGCGCCTAGAGAGGCTATGGGTATTAGAACTCCCGGTGAGAAGACAGCATTTGAAATTAGTTCTCTCCAGAATGCATCGGGTAGAATCTTCCAGAATAAGACACAGCACTTTGAGAAGATCTTCGTAGAACCTATCCTGAACAGTATGCTTGAGGCTGCTAGAAGAAACATGGATGCTTCTGATATCATCCGGGTTTTCGATGATGAACTTGGTATTGTTGTCTTCGAGACGATTACAAAGGAAGACATTACAGCGAAGGGTAAGATTATCCCCATGGGTGCTAGACACTTTGCTGAGAGGGCACAGAGACTTCAGAACCTCCAGCAGCTTTGGCAGATTAAGTCCTCTGATCCTACAGTATCTGCACATATGAGTGGTAAAGAGTTTGCTAGAATCCTTGCTGAGGAACTTGGCGAGAAGAATCTTTTCTCTGAGAATGTTTCTGTTTATGAAAACTATGAGACACAGAAGACAGCTCAAGAAGTCCAGCTTATTGCAAATGAAGAGAACATGATTGCAATGGAACAGGGTATTTAAGCACGGAGTGCTGAGTTAATGAAGACTATCTGGTTTATGGACCTTCCTAAAGACGAGCAGGATGGTTTTAAAAGAGAAGTTAAGTCTGCTAAGAATGTCCTAGATAAGCTTGAGCAGATCGTTCAGAATAGAATTAAACAGATTGTAATTACTGATGATTACGATAGTCCTAGTTGGGCTTATAAGCAAGCAGACCGCAACGGTTACAACAGGGCTTTAACAGAAATTATTAACATCTTACACCTAGACCAAGAGGTAAAATAATAATGAGCGATATTTTTAGTTCCGCGACCACGGACAGTACGACAAGTGAGACGCAGCAGACCCAGACAAAAGAGTCTTTTGTAGATCATTTGGTAGGAGATGGCAAGAAGTTTAGGGATATCGAAGCCCTTGCTAAAGGTAAGCTTGAAGCCGATAAGCATATTAGTGAAATTACTAAGACGCTTGACGAACTTCGGGCAGAACTTTCTAAGCAGGATTACGCTAAGACTCTCCTTGAACAGATGAGCAAGGGTTCTGAATCTGGTGCAGAACAGCCTACTCCGGTAACAACCAGTTCCTCTAATACTGAGAACACCACTCAGAGCGCGAGTGACTTCGAAGCCCTTGTAGAAAAAGTAATTACTGCGAAGGAAAAAAGCAAGACTGCTTCTCAGAATGTCTCCGTAGTTGGAGAAGAAATGCAGAGGCAGTACGGTGATAAGACTGCGGAGTATCTAAAGGCTAAGAGTCTGGAGCTTAATATGTCTCTCGACAGGCTTAAGGAAATTGCAGCGGAGTCACCTACAGCATTCTTTCAGTTGATTGGAGTTAAGAAGATGGGCGAGAAGGCTAGTACTTCTGCTGGTATTACTACCCAGTCAACAATTCGTAGTGAGAACTTTAACTCTTTTTCTCAGGACCGTAACTTTGATTTCTATCAGAAGCTGCGTAAGGAGAATCGGAGTATGTACTATTCCTCTAAGGTCCAGAACACTATGCTTCAGGATCGTGAAAGACTAGGGGATCGTTTCTACAATTCTTAACATAACATAAAGGAGATCAGATATGTCGGGTATGACAACTGGTAATGTTAACCTCCTTACTCGCGCTGAAGTTTGGTCGCGTGAGCTTAAGGAGATTCTGCGTGATGAGCTTATGGCTCAGACATACGTTCGCTGGCTTCAGGAGTTCCCTGATGGCGATACGTTTAAGATCCCGTCGATTGGTCAGGCGTACGTTGATGACTACGCTGAAGACGAAGCGGTTAAGTATCGCCCGCTTGATACTGGGCAGTTCACTTTCCAGATCACTGAGTACCTCTCTTCGGGTACGTACGTGACGAAGAAGGCTGAACAGGATATGTTCTACATGAACGAACTTGTCTCGCGCTTTGTGCCTGAGCAGGAGCGTGCTATCATGGAGCATGTCGAGGAGGCTATCCTTAGCCTTCAGTCTCAGCAGACGGCTGGCAATGTCAACACCATCAATGGTGGTAAGCATCGTTATGCTGGTGCCAGTGCTGGTAAGATCGCCGTTGAGGACTTTGCTCGCGCAAACCTCTCGCTGAATCTTGCGAATGTCTCGGCTAATAACCGTGTCGCTATCGTTGATCCTTCGGTCGCTTACATCATCGAAACATCGTCGATCATTGTCGGTTCTTCGGGCTTCAACCCGATGTTCGAGGGTATCGTCTCGACAGGCATTGCAACGGGTATGCGCTTCGTCCGTAACGTCTACGGCTTCGATGTCTATACCTCGCAGCGTCTGCCCACGATCTCGGCTGAAACCCTTGTTGAGGGTGATGGTTCGAACAGTACTTCGCGTGCTGGTTATGTGGCTAACCTGTTCTTCTCTGCTGATGCTTCGGTTGTTCCGTTCATTGGTGCTTGGAGACAGATGCCTGAGGTCGATACTGAATACAATAAGGATTTCCAGCGTACAGAGTTTGTAACAACCGCTCGTTATGGTGTCAAGCTCTATCGTCCTGAGAACCTTGTTGTCGTTCTGTCGGACCCTGCGGTTTAATAGGAGGATAGAATATGGCTGATTGGACAAACTCTGACGGACTTGAAGTTCGTTTTAATGGTCCGGAGGCTGGTCCCACTGGGGCTAGTGTCTCGACTCTTGGTGCGGTTAAGAACCTTGTTCTTGACTTCGACTTTGCGACAGCGATTACGGCTGCGGCTGATGGGCATGAAGCTTTCATTCCCGCTGGTTCGTACATCAAGGCTGCTACCCTGATTGTTACGACTGCTGCTACCTCTGCGGGTACAGCTACTCTGTCAATCGGTCTGGCTCAGAAGGATGGTACCGCTATCAATTCTACTGGTATTGATGCTACTATCGCTCTTACTGCTCTTGATGCTGTTACAGAGGTTGTGAAGTGTGATGGCACTCTGGCTGGTGGTACAGCTTCGATTGGTGCTTACAACGGCTACGTCTACACGACACCGACAACTGGTGCTGATGTCTTTACGGCTGGCCGTGGTAAGCTGGTGATCGAGTACATCGAAGTGTAACACTACTCTTGGGGGATCAGAGATGGTCCCCCTTGACATCCTTGAAAGAATCGATATAATAATACTTATGGTCCTCCGGGGTGTAAACCCCACATACAGGAAATAAACGATGGCTAATATCCAACACAGTACTCTGACAGATCCTAATCTACATGAGCCAAAGGGTATTAGTACCGCTTCTGCTAATACTGTCTATATGGCTAATGGGTCTGGCTCTGGTACATACACTAACGTGAATAGACTTCCCGGTACAGGCTGGGGTCAGTACTCTAATACTGTCTATGTTAGTACTACCTACCTTGCTATTAGTACTACCGCTGTAATTCTTTCATTTGATACTAATGTTAATGTAACACAGCTTCCGATTACCCTTGCTGGCTCAACTTCTTCCCTTATGAATCTCACTAATGAGACTCTCCTGTTTGTCTCAGCAGGGGATATGCACTCTATTTCTATTGGACTTAGAATTGCTACAGTTTCAGCATCCGCTCCTGGTCATTTTGACTTTACCCTTTACGGGTCTTCGGATGGTACAACTTATGCAACTAGACTTGGTGAGACTACAGTCCCTATTCTAAAGACTACAGACCAGTACGTTAATGTATCTTCTTTGTTCCCTGTAACAGCTGATATGGTTACGCATGGTGCTAGGATTTCCGTTAAGACTGATGCTCATACAGCTAATATTGCAGATATTAATCTAATCTCAGCCCGCGTACATAAGGCACGATAATGGCAACAGCTAAGATGACACTGCTTGAGATCGTTCAGGATACCATGAATGATATGGATTCTGATGAAGTAAACTCTATTTCCGATACGGTAGAGGCTACACAGATTGCTAACATCTGTCGAAGTGTGTACTATGATGTAATTACAACTGTCGATCTTCCTGAACATACAGAGTTGATGTCAGTATCCGGTCTGTCTAATTCCTCTCGTCCTAATTATATGGATGCAAATTCCGTAACAGAGATCAAGGAGTTTAGATACAATGTATCTGACACTGCTGGAGAGCTTGAGTATAAGCTTATCGATTATGTTCCACCAGAAGACTTTATTCAGAGAATTGTTACAAGGGATACCTCTCAGACTGAGGTAATCATCGTTACAGATCCGACAAATGGTATTTCTCTCCCTATCATAAACAATAAGATGCCTGATTATTACACCTCATTCGATGATAGGTATCTTTGTTTTGATTCTTATGATAGTGCTATAGATAGTACGCTACAGAGTAGCAAGACAATGGTTCTAGGGATTAAGCTCCCATCATTCACCATGACAGATGCTTCTGTTCCAGACATGGATGATACGATCTTTCCCTATTATCTTTCTGAAGTTAAGTCTAGAGCTTTGTCTCTCCTTAAGGGTGGTCCTGATCCTAAGGTAGAGCAGTTCGCAAGAAAGCATAGGTACTTCCAAAGAAACAATAGATATAAAACTGGTGAGCAGAGAATATTGAATGACTATGGAAGAAAATAAAATTATGGATGAGAATCTTATTATTGTAGAGGACAATCCAGAGGGGACTTTGATGACTATCTCCTCACCTAAAAGAAAAGCAAAGTACACTATTTATAAGCCTGAAGATGGCTACGGTATGTTTAAGATTAAGTCAGAGACTGGTGATACTAGTGCTACTCTGTCTGGGTATTACACAAACAGAAAGACTGCTCTCCAAGCTTTGACCTTTTATCTTGAGCATACTAAAGAATCTAAGGAAGCTAAGTGGGACCGTATGTTTGGGGATGAAAAAGCTCCTCCTCTGAAGAAGAAGGAAGTTAAGGTTGCCACAGAAGATTGATTTAAAGACAGTCACCACCTTCAATAAGGGTCTTTTTACTGAAGCAACAGTAATGACCTTTCCAGAGGGTACGACTTCTGATGAACTAAATTGTGACTTGCTTAAGAACGGTGCCAGACAAAGACGCCGTGCAATTCAATTTGAGAGCAACTATCAGAATAGTTCTTTTACTGTAAATGCTGGTGACTTCATTCATACTGAGAAGTGGGAGAATGTCTCTGGTATTGGTGGTACGGAGTTCCTCGTTGTTCAAGTAAACAACATGGTGTACTTCTACGATAAGTCTGGTAATACTGTTTCTGCTAATCAGAAGCCTTTCAGCATTGACTTGTACAATTATGATGTTGCTAATTCTTTTAATGCAGCGAGTACAGCTATTACATGCTCGTCTATTACAGGGTATCTCGTAATTGTATCTCCTGCTATTAATCCTATTAAAGTAGAATACTTCTCTGATATTGATAACATCTCTGTAGAACCTATTATAGTAAAGATTAGAGACTTTGAATTTCTTGGAATGTCTGCTGATATTCTTAGCATTGCAAGAACTACTAATGTCGTTACCGTTGTTACGAAGTTTGCTCATTCGTTTATTGCTAGTGATACCGTTAAGGTAAGTTGTTCACTTGGACAATTTAATGGTACTTTTACAGTAGCCTCTGCTCCGACTACAACTACTATTACTTACAATCTGACTGGTTCTAATCTTGGTACTACAACAGTAACAGGTGTAGTAAATGAGTCACGCTTTGATAGGGATACAGATGTTACCCCTAGTAAGGCTACCTCTAACTATAACTATGATCTTTATAATCAAGGTTGGTTTGAACCCGGTTCATACAAAGAAGCTGGTAGCGGAAGTGTCTCTCCTACACCATATGATGCTTATGGGAACAATGGTCGCCGTCCTCGTAATAAACCTTGGTATACAGGTTCAAGAGTAAACAATGATGGTGTTACTGTTCTAGATATTGCTACTTATAGGTCTACTAGCTTTGGTAAGACGCTTGCCCCTAACGGCTATTACATTCTTGATTTCTTCAATCAGAACAGATCTACAGCCTCAACTATTCCAGATCTTACAACCATTGTAGAGCCTGCAAGGTTTTCTGCTACAGTAGCTTACGCTGGTAGAGTCTGGTATGCTGGCCTAAACTCTGCAAAGAATGGTGGTAAGATCTTCTTTACAAAGATTATTGAAAATAGTTCTGATTTTGAGAAGTGTTATCAGACTGCTTCTCCTACCTCACAGGATACTGCTGGTGTTGTTGACTCCGATGGTGGTATCATTATTATTCCTGATGCCTCTGACATTAAAGCTTTGTATTCTTCTGGATCTAATCTCTTTGTTTTCGCTAGTAATGGCGTATGGGTTATTGGTGGTGTAGATCAGGTCTTTAAGGCTACAGAATATTATGTCTATAAGATTTCTAACTTTGGTATTCTGAATAAGAAGACACTCGTTGATGTCTCAGGAATCCCTATCTTCTGGGGATCATCAGGTATTTATACAGTAGCCTCTGACCAGAATGGTAAGCCTACGCTTCAATCTATTTCTGATCCTATCAAGTCATTCTATGATGCTATCAGCAACTCCAAAAAGGCAGAAGCCTCATCTGTTTTTGATAGGCTGAATAAAAGAATCTACTGGATGTATCCTTCTGAGGATGAAACAGTAGCCTATAAGAAAAAGAATATCCTTATCTTTGATATAGACCTTCAGGCTTTTATCCCTTGGAAGGTTTCAGATAGTACTGGGACAACTCCGTATATCCTAGATGCTATGTATCTCTCTGGTCTTGGATCTGCTGCTACAACCTTTAATATCCTTTCTGGGGTGGACCAAGTTATAGACTCATCTTCTAATACGGTTGTTCAAACTCTCTCTGGAGAAACTTCTTCTCAGACAGAAGTTAAGTTTATCGTGAGAACCTCCGGTGGTTATCTTACCTTTGCTGAATTTAATAATAGATCCTTTCTTGATTGGGGTACAGCTACTTATTCATCCTTTGCAGAGACTGGGTATGACTTCTTTGGGAATGCTACGATAAAGAAGAATGCTCCGTTTATCACCTCGTACATGAAGAGAACAGAAGAGAACTACTTAGTCTCTGGTTCAGGATACATAACCGATTACCCCTCAAGCTGCGTCCTTCTGGCTAAGTGGGATCTTTCTAATGATAGTTCTCGTTGGAGTAACCCTAGCCAAATTTATAGGATGGTTAATCCTACAGTAGTTGACCCTAATGATTTGACATTTTCTTATCCTTATGATACAATTGTAGCTAGGACTAAGATTAGAGGTAAGGGTAGAGTAATGCGGATGCGATTTGAATCCGAGCAGGGTAAAGATTTCTACCTTATTGGTTGGGAAGTTATCAGTGGTTCTAACCCAAGATATTAGTATTCGGTACTTTAAACTAGAAGACTACCCTGATATTGTTAGACTCTCAAAGATTTGCATAAGTAAAGTTATACCTAACGAACAGTTTGAAGAAGATAAAATAGAAGGTTTATTCAAACTAGCTCTTACTAATGTAGACTTCACCGGGATTAGCCTAGTCATAGACGGTAAAGTCAGAGGATATATTCTAGGGTATACTTCCTCACATTACTTCCACTCTAAGAAGATGGCTTACTGTATGTCCATCTATGTCGAAGAAGAGTATAGGAAGTACGGTCTTGAGATGATTAAATCTTTCGAGGCTTGGGGTAGGTACAAGGGCGCTAAGACCCTCACAATAAGTACATTTACGAACCTTAGCCCCAAGGGACTTGGCTCAGTTTATAAGAGGCAAGGGTTCATTGAAAAAGAAGTAGTATACTGGAAGGAACTATAGAATGGCAGAAGCAGTAGGTGCTGTTATTGGTATTGGGTCTAGTCTGTTTGGTATGAGCCAGCAGAGGAAGGCTATGGAAGAGCAAGAGAAGGCCATGAAGGAGCAGAAGAGGCTCCAGAGGGCTGCTGACGAGAGAGAGCGTAGGCAGATGCTGAGACAGCAGGCCATTGCCAGAGGGCAGACTGTAAACGTAGCAGCACAGATGGGTGGTGGTCAGGGTGCGACTGCTGGTACTGGCCTTATCGGTGGTCTGTCTGGTCTTGAGAATCAGGGTATCTCTTCTACCAACTTCCAAGCTATAACAAGAGCTTCTGTAAATAGACAGCAGAAGTACCTTAATAATGCTGCTCAGTATCAGACTAATGCTGGTATCGCTGAAGGGATTGGCGCTCTTGGCTCTGGTCTTATGGAAACAGGCTTTGGGCAGAACTTGGCTGGTGGTATCGGAGCAAGGCTTTTCCCCAAGATGGCTAACCCGATGCAATCATACGGTATGTTCTAATGGACTCTAATAGAGATATTTTTCCAGATAAAGAACTTGAGTATACAGAAGATATTTTTCCTTCTACTGCTGTAGATCCTTATCTTGTCAAAGAAAGAAGAGAGTTTCTTGTGGGTCTTGCTGAAAGATACGCAGATAGAGAAGGTATGCCTGTTTCTAAAGCTGTTGAAAAAGCAACTTATGAAGGTGGTAAAAGCATTACCCCTACGGAAGGTCTATCTCTGACAGAAGGAGATGTTGTTAAGACAGGGTATGAAAGAAGACTCCCTGCTACAGATCTTAAGAAGGCTATGGATAACTTCTATGAGAATAAGAAGATCCTTTCTAACGCTTATGAGGACCGAGATCTTGCCGAGAAGATCATTAAAGATCCTCTTGATGTCTCAGAAGTTCGTCTGCTTAAGCTTGCAAAAGTTCGTACAGCTATCCAAAAGATTACTCCTGAGAGGGGATACTTTGGTACTGGTTGGGACTTCCTAGGTTTTCTTGGTAGAGAATCAACGTATGGTGTGCTTGAGAATTTGTCAGGTGCTCTAGGCTTTGGAGGCAAGTCTGGTGCTGCTGCTGATTGGTACAAGAGACTTATGGATGCTCCTATTGAAGAGGTAGATACTGTTGCGAACCAGATTGCTAAAGAAATTTCTGATTACGGTATCGTAGGAGACAACATATTTTATCTTGGTACTCTCGGTAGTAGTATCGAAAGTCAGGGTATGTACGAGAATGAAGCTTTCTGGTCGCTTGTAGATCTTGGTACTTTGGGTGCAGGAAGGCTTGCAAAAGCTGCTAAGGCTACAGAAGAAGCTGTAACAGCAACCAGAATTGCTACTGCTGTAGACCCTGCTGATATGAAGATTGCTACTAATGGTGTAGCAGAGGGTGATAAGCTTGTTCTTAGAGCCTTGGTTGAAGGTGAAGAGACATCAATTGAACTGGCAAGACAGACTGCTCCCGGTGTTTCAAGAGTAGCTACGGTTAATGCTGAGAATGCTATTACACCGACCCTTAAGCCAGTCCTTGAGGCTGAGAGTGTAGCAAAGGTTAATGCTACCCTTGAAAGAGTTGCAAAGATTTATTCAGAGTTGAGAGCTACGCCAGAGGTTATTGCGAGTAGCGCAGCTAGGTATGTTGAAGACCTTCAGAGAACAACAGGCTATGGTCTTCTGAATGTTACCAGAGATATTCCTATCGTTACAAGTGCAGTAAAAGTTTCAGCAAAGGCTAGACTTGCTGTCCCTTCTGTTGAGGGTGTAGATTTTAAGATCTACCAGAAAGCTGTAAATCAAGCTAGTGATAAACTTCAGAAGGGTGAAACCTCTTGGAGCCTTTCGGCATTTATGAAAGAGACTGGCCTTACTAAAGTTGAATCGTTCCCTTATATCAAGCAACTAAGACAAGATAAAATTATTAATACTAACGCTAAGATCCTTTCTAGTAAGCCTGCTGAGGTTCCTAAAGCAGTATCAGAACCTTTGGGACAAGTTCCGTCTGCCCCTGTATCTGTACAGGAGAGTGGTTTTGATACGTATTCAATCACTGCCTACCTTGGTAAAAAAGATGGTACTCTGTGGACAACAGAAGCTGCTGCTAG